GCTACAAGTCAAACTGGTACACGTACTGTTGCGGCTTATGGTATGGCTTCGTTAGTCAAGGCAACTTCAACTATATGGTACATTAGTGGAGCAGGAGTGACTTAAAATGAGTGGCGCAATAATGGTTACCCAAGGTACGTTTGTACCTAGCACTGCAACAGCAGGAGCATTTGATTTCGTCAATCCACCTCAATCTGGTGGAATCGTATCATCAACCTGGACTGATAGTATCAATGGAATAGTAGCAACAATCAACGGATCACCAACTTACAATTCTAGCTATGGTGGTGGTATTAATTTTACAGAAGCTATACCGACTTGGGTCAATGTTCCTACTACAAGAACCGGTACTGGTGGTTATACAATCAGTATGGCTGCTCTTGTACCGCAAAGTGCTGGACATTATGTTCCATTATTTTGCGGTAATAATACTGCTAGAACAGGCAATTACATTTATTCTAGAAAATGGTCAAACTTTGAAGCAGGAACGAATGCCAGCGGTATCATTGGTATTAATCTAGATATGGGCAAAGTAGCCTGGTACGACTTTGTCTATAATGGAACTAGTATTACAGTTTATAGAAACGGAAGATTATTATCTAACGGAACCTTGAGTGCGGCCAATGCAGGCTGGCTAAATCCGTTACGATTTGGTGGTGATGAGTCCGCCTCTGGCGGTAACACTATGGCCACTGGCGCATTGTATAGGATGAAACATCAATTGACAGCCTTAAGTGCTTCAGAAGTCGGCACGCAATTTGAAACAGTCAGAGCTACTTACGGCGGCGGCACACTGGCTGGCAGTCTAAGTTTCCCAGGGGGCGTAGCCGGTACTCGTATGCTAGATCTTACTACAGGATTTACACTGGGCGGCGGCTCTTATACTGTTGAAGGTTGGTTCTACACACCCGACTTTGCCAATTCATATGCTTTGTTTGGTGCCAACGCCAGCGCCGGCGACGGATCAGGTATGATGAACTTGATTGTAGGCAGTTCAACTAGCATATTCTCAGACAAGAACGGTGGCGGTGGCAGTGTCTTTTATACCGTGCCAACCATGTCGGCTAACACTTGGTATCACTTTGCCTTGACCCGTAACGGTACAACTGAAGCATTGTTTATTAACGGTGTACGATGCGGAACTAGTGTAACTAACGCAATTTACTATACTGCGGCTACTAAGCGTATAGGTATGAGTTATGTGCGTAGTTGGCCTGGACTAATAACTAATATGAGAGTTGTTGTAGGATCTTATGTTTATGACCCACAGTATGCGTATTGCACAGTTCCAATTGGTCCGTTGACTTCTGTTACAAATACCAAATATTTAATGTTAGGTGCTACTGTAACTACAGATTCTAGCGGTGTTGATACTGTAACAAATACAGGTTCAGTAACAACTTCAGCAAGTAAACCATTCTAAGAGATTAAACTAGCACATAATGAAAACAGCTAAATACAAGATAAAGAGAGATTGATATGCAGACTAAAGACGCAACAGGAATTCATATTGAGGGACATATTAAGATATTTGACCCTGAATCTAAAGAAATCTACATTAATAAACGTAACGCTATCCATTATGAAAACATGAGTATTGCCCTGGCAAATACTATGGCTAACACTGGACAAGGTACTGTTTATCAAATGGCGTTTGGTAACGGCGGCACAGCGGTTGATCCGACTGGTATTATTACATATCTAACTCCAAATAGTTCAGGAAGTAATGCTAGTTTATATAACCAACAATATGCCAAAGTAGTTGATGCTAGCAATAGCAACAATACAGATCCTACAAGAAATTATATTCAAGTTCGACATGTAACAGGTACAAATTATACAGATATTTTTGTAACTTGCTTACTAGATTATGGTGATGGTAATGGAATTCAGCAGGCATTTGACAATGCCACTAGTACAAATAGTAGTTTTGTATTTGACGAACTAGGCCTAGTTGGTTATCCAGGGGCAGGTGCTACATCAACCGGACTATTACTAACTCATGTTATTTTTAACCCAGTACAAAAATCGTTGAATAGATTAATCCAAATTGATTATACAGTTCGAATTCAAAGTTTAACTGGCTTGGCAGGAGTTTAATCGATGTCATATACCGTTAAATTTACAGAAACAAACAACTCGGCCAAAGCACCAATTACTGTTGCTGATCAAACAATTAATACACAAACTGATGTAACTTTCGTAGGCAAGAACTATGCAGGCTATGGTCCGTTAATTGCAGAAAATTTCCTACACTTGTTAGAAAATTATGCCAGCCCAAGTGCCCCGGCTACTCCAGTACAAGGTCAATTATGGTTTGACAACACAAGCGGAACTAGTCAGTTAAAAGTTAACATTGATGGTACTGCAAATGGTTGGCAGGCCGCCGGTAACGTTCGTAAAGCGGCTGCGGCTCCTGATCTTACCAACAGTATCCAAGGCGATTTGTGGGTTGATACAGTTAATCAACAATTAAATTTATACACAGGTAGTCAATGGTTGCTTGTAGGTCCAACATATAGTGCCGGAGCACAAACTGGTCCTAAATTAGAAAGTTTTGCAGACGTCAATAATATAACTCACGTGGTACAAAGTATTTTTGTAAACAATAACCGTGCAATGGTTATTAGCGACAATACATTTATTCCTAAAACAACTATTTTAGGATTTAATGTAATCAATAAAGGTGTAAACGTATACACTGACACTAATAATATCAGTAATTCTTATAAGTTTTCTGGTATCATTAGCCAAGCAGATAAATTAACAGATCCTGCCAATGCAGCCGCTCCGTTAAGCCTAACAAGTTTATTGCGCAGTGATCAACCCAGTACAACAAATTATAGTTTAACTATTAAAAACGCCGGCGGCCTAACACTTGGCAGTGATACTGGAAGTTTAAGTATTTTTACAGATACAAATAATACTGCGGCATTTTATGCCAAAACAGGCAATAGTATTGAGTTTAGGGTTAATTACAGTAATAGTGGCCCAGCTACAGTTTTACATATTGACTCTAACAGATTTGTTGGCGTTAATAAATCAAACCCGACACAAAGTCTTGATGTATCGGGTGTTATACAAACTGATAGCAAAATTAAAATCAACGGAACGGATGATGATAGCCTTGCGACATCAGGCGGATTCCAAGTTGCTGGCCCAGCAACGTTTGCTGGCATAGTAAATTTGTCAGGCGGCGCTAATTCAAAATTAGTTAATTTAAGTTCAAATATTCAACCCACTGCAAATGAAATATGGAATATTGGCGCCGACCCGGCACTAGGCGGAACAAATTATAGATTAAATTCAGTTTATGCCAAGAATTTTTACGGAACATTTAACGGAACATTTGCAAGCGGTGCAACAGCAAGTGTAAGTATTAGTGGATCTGCGACCAGACTAGCACAAGCAATCAATTTTGTATTAGCAGGAGATGTTAACAGTAACGTTATTGTTACAGACGGTTCTAATATCAGTTCTTTCCCTACATTAGGATCTACTGGTAATACTAATTCAACTATTACATTTAACACAGCACTTGCAACAAGTTCATTTACAGATTCTACAAAACCAATTGGCGCTCCACAGTCTACCGATATATTTTTGTTTTATCGTCCGGGCAATGCTGGATTAAACACAATTACAAGAAGCAATCTTGTTAGCGGATTACAAGTTCCAATCGGAACAATATTACCTTATAGTGGAAAAACTCTTCCAGCTGGTTTTTTATGGTGTGACGGCAGTGAAGTTTCTATTAAAGATTACGGTGCATTAAACAATATTATCGGAGCACCTGCAGGATATGTTTATAAACCTGCCGCACAATTAGTTGGATATCCAACTGGTAGTACATTTGCATTACCCGACCTTCGTGGACGTTTCCCGTTAGGCCTAGATAATATGAATAACGGTTTAAGCGTAGTCATTGATTCCGCTAAAGATACTCAAAGCGCAGGCGGCGGCCCAGCTGGCCGCCTTGGAGGTGCAGTTACAAGTCAGACAGTAGGCGGCGCATCTGGAACTTTCCAAATTAAATTAGCTAAGGGAAATTTACCGGCCCATACGCACACATTAAAAGGCGCGGCTGGTACTCAGTATTATGCAATACGACCCATTGCAGGTGCACCGCAAGACGGCGATGCTATTGCAGGACAGGGCCCTGGAACTATTGCCGCTAATCAAGCACAGTATTTGTCAAACTCTGGAGCTATATCTTTAGATTCAGGCGAAACTATCGGTAACCCAGTGACTATTATGAATCCATATTTGACTATTAACTATATTATCTTTACCGGAGCCGTTTAATGAGTTACACAGTATATACAACCGACGGAACACAACTAACTCAGGTGTTGGACGGCCAGTTTGATCAAATTACTACTAGTTTAACTTTAGTTGGAAAAAATTCAAGTAGCTATGGTAATTATTTTAATGAGAATTTTGTTTACTTATTAGAAAATTTTGCCGGAACATCTGCACCAACTAAGCCAATTACAGGTCAAGTATGGTTTGACAAATCGTCGGGCCGCTTGAAAGTATACGATGGAAACTTATTTAAAGTAACAGGAGGAGCGTTAGTGAGTGCTACTCCTCCAGCCCAACTTGCCGCTGGTGATATTTGGATAGATAGTACTAATCAACAAATGTATTTTAATGATGGCAATGCAACAGTACTAGCCGCTCCGATATATACAAAAAATCAAGGCCAATCGGGATTTAAAACAGTAACAATTTTAGATCAGTACAGCAGTCCGCATACTGTTTTATATTTTTATCTTGCAAATAACCTAGTTGGAATTTATAGTTTAGATACATTTACACCTTTAACTGCAATTAGTGGTTATACATTTGGTAGCTTTTTAGGATTTCAAACTGGTACTACATTAACTATCACTGGAGTAACGACCGGACAAATTAGTGTAGGACAAATTTTATCAGGAACCGGCATTGCATCTAGTACGGTAGTTACTGCTTTTAAAACAGGAACCGGCGGAGTCGGAACATACAGTGTTAGTACAAGTCAAACAGTTGCTAGTACAACAATAAGTGCTAGTAATAAAATTATCAAAGCTGGATTTAATATCAGTAGCTATCCCGGATTAACTTTTAATGTGCAGGCCAGTACAGCATCGGGCATTATAGACACTGACGGTACTATCAAAGCTGTTTCAAACTTTATGAGTACTGGGGATTTACAAGCTAACGGTAGTTACGGACAAAGCCTTACATTAAACCAAGTAGTTATTGCAAATGATAATGCATTACAATTAGGTAGTAATCAAAGTGGAAAAATTTATTCAGGTACAGATACTTTAAAAGTTGAATCAGTTGTACCGGGCGGAAATTTTCAAGTAAACGTAGTCCCAGCAGGCGGCAGTTCAACCAGTGCTATTTTTGTAAATTCAAATGTTGGACAGATTGGAGTTTATACTTCTACTCCACAAGCTACATTAGATGTTAACGGAAGTGCAATTATCCGAGGAACGTTAAGTTTAACAGGATCAAGTCTAACAATAGGGTTAAGTGCTACTAAAACTGGAACTAGTACAGGCACATCGGGACAATTTGCTTGGGATACGAGTTATTTGTACATTTGTACAGCCGAAAATACGTGGAAACGTGTGGCCTTGAATAGCTTTTAATTGGTAGCGATAAATATAAAAAACGAGGAATAACTGATGTCATACACGATTCTTAATTCTAGAGGAACCCAGCTAACAGTAGTAGCGGACGGAACTGTAGATAACACACTACCGATTAAATTAATTGGTAAAAATTATGCTGGATACGGCGAAATTCAAAGCGAAAACCTGGTGTATATGCTAGAACATTTTGCTAATGCCAATGGTCCAAATAATCCGCTTACTGGACAATTATGGTACGATACAGCTAATTCAAAATTACGTTTTTGGGACGGTAGTCGTTATCGTGTAACTAGCGGTTGCGAAGTTACTGTAACAAATTTACAGCCAAGCGGCGCAAAACAAGGCGAATTTTGGTTTGATTCTGTTAATCAGCAGGTATACGTTAATAACGGCGCTGGTTATGTTTTAGTTGGGCCGCAAAGTGTTGCAGGCGCTGGAACTACGCAAATGCAAAGTGCAAGCGTAACGGATGTCAACGGTGGATCGCACTCGATTATTTTAGCTTACGTTGGTGGTCAGGTAATGTATGTTATTAGTCAACAGGCATTTACATTAAATCCAAACATTGCAAGCAATCCAACAAATGGTTTTAGTGATATCAGAAAAGGTATTACCTTATCAAGTAGCTCATTAAATGCACAAAGCAAATTTACAACATCAGATTCGGCCATGCGCTTTTGGGGAACTGCCAGTGATTCCGATAGTTTAGGTGGATATGCGGCTAGTGACTATCTACGTAGCGGTAATGCTGGCTTTACTAATCGTGTATCATTTGGAGATGCTGGCTTTTTCTTAGGCGCTAGTAATCCAATTTTGTTTAATATTGCTAGTGGCATACCAACTTTAGCAAATCAACAGGGAAATACATTAGTATTCCAAGTTACTGTTAACAGTGCTCAAGTAAGTCCGTTAACAATATCTGGCACTGCAATTATCCCTGACATCAACATGGCAAACATTGCTACTATTGGTAGTTCAACACGCCAGTATAATACAATTTATGCTACTAACTTTTCTGGTACCGCTAGTCAGGCCAGCAGTTTATTAGAAAGTGTTAGTAACGGGTATCGCACAGGTAATACCGGCACTGTTCCAAACACAGTTGCAGTCCGTGATAACAATGCCGATATATTTGCAAACATATTCCAAGGTATTGCAAGTTCAGCAGACTATGCTGACTTAGCAGAAAAATATCTAGCTGATGCCGAATACGAAGTAGGTACAGTTTTAATGATCGGCGGTGATAAAGAAGTAACAGCTTGTGAAGTTGGATGTTGTGCAGTTGGGCCAGTGTCTGGAAATCCAGCATACATGATGAACAGTGGTCTTGAAGGCGGCGTTTATGTTGCACTAAAAGGTCGTGTTCCTGTAAAAGTAACAGGTCAAGTAAAGAAAGGTCAAAAATTAGTTGCCGGCCCTAACGGAACAGCCCAAGCATCTTATGGAACTAACAGTGATTATTTTGCCATTGCGTTAGAAACAACTGAAAATGTTGGCGTAGTAGTCATTGAAGCACTGGTCTTATAAGGATAAAACATGGCAGGCGCAGGCTCAAAAATATTAGCATCCGATTACAATGTTATTTGGAATTTAGTTAATACTATACTAGGTCCAGGTATTGGACAATACGGATATAACCAAACTATTACTAGTAATCAGGTTGCAGTTAAAGCCAAGGTTAAATTACTTGACTGGGTTAATTTAAGGACAGATTTAGCCAAGATAGGAACGCATCAAACTGGTACAGCTCCTACAACTGTTACTTTACCAGTTCCTGGAAATTTAAATCCTATAACAGTCAGTAGTACTACAGCGCCTACATTGAGTGCTGGTTTATATCTAGTAACATTTAACATACCCATTCAAGACATAGCACCAAGTATTGGCGCAAGTTACAAAATTACTGGTAGTGCCAATACAAGTTATAATGGTACATTTATATCCACAGCAAGTACAACTACTAGTGTAACATTGGGTTATGTTAGTAATCCTGGAACATATGATCCAATCAATGGAAAAACTCACATAGCTAGTGTACTAACATATAATTTAATGTCAAGATATTTGTCTTATGCTCAAGGACTGTACATAACTGCATACAATCCTACGATTTCAGCAGTAACAGCTTCTGTGACTTCTCTTAGTACTCCTCGAGTAGTAACTTGCTATACTGCGGCAGTTATAATGGTAGGCGGAACTATAACAGGGCCAGGAATTGCTGGAGCAACTATTGTAAGCGTTGTGCAAGGAGTAAGCATAACTCTTGGGCAAGATGCAACACAAGTAACATCTAGTGCAAGTTATACTATTAGTCTTGCTACTGGTATAAAAACGGTTGCGGCTAGCCAGTTAGCTACTCAGTCGTTAACAACTGTAACTAGAAACACTAATTGGAATGGTGATATTCAGACTACTGCTACTTTTACATTTAAAGATTCTAACAGCGTAGCAACAACGGATGCGGCCCGTGCATTTTTTAACGCAGGTAGTCAGATTGAAATTGCTCCAACATTAACAGGAACATTTAGTGCAGGGTCTACTATTAAAGATCAAACATGGCAAACAATGTTTCAACAAATTGGTAAAATTATTTTTAGAGCTAACGATACTACTCAAGATAACACTAGTGTAGGCGGTTCTGGTTTTGATAGTTCTTCTAGCAACCCGAGTATAGTAAGTACAGTTGGTTGGTTTGAACTAACTACTGCACCTCGCCTAATCTTTCAAAAAAATGCACCTAGCGGAGCATACAGTTCAAATGCATTGACTGTGTATGCTAGTACAGATATATCGGCTACACAATTATTGATTACTGTTCGCTTCCAAGATGATGCGGCTGGAAATGTTGACGAAAACGTAGATGGATCTTTGGCAGTAGCATTTTCAACAACTTATGCTAGCGGAAGTAACGTTTCAACACCTATTCCGCTCGTTAGCACAACATTAATTCAATAGTTATCTTAGTAAACTAAATCTAAGCTAACTATATTATAGGTATAAGGAATAAGCGTGGCAATAGCTAGTGCAATTACAACAGGCGGAATAGTTACAGTAGATTCAACTACTGGCTTTGCTGTGACTGAATCTGTAAGATTTACAGGCACAACGTTTGGAGGACTCCAAACTGGAACTACATATTGGATCATTGCATTAACTCCTACCACAATAACTTTAAGTGCTAGCATATACGGGACAGCGCAAGGTTTTTCTGGCGGCACTGGAACTGCGACGTTAGTCGGATATGGACAAAGTGGCCCAGGAGTAGGCAATACAATTACTGCCAACACAGCCGGCGACTTTAATACAATACAAACCATTGCATCAAAAGTACTAGGAGCACCGACAGATGCCGCTCCAACTTTTGGATATAACCAAGCAGTTGCAAGCGTACAAGTTCCATTATCCGGAAGTGGTGATGCACGAATTTATCAAAACAATTGGTCTAATTTAGCTTCAGATTTGATTAAAGCACGAGTTCATCAAACAGGCGATGTTAATGCTGGAAATTCTTTATTAATTCCTACTACATCTAATATTATTTCAGAAGCATTTAGAAAAAATTATTACGATTTTGCACAATTAGTATTAGCCAACGCTAATTCAGTTGGTGCAAATCAAACAGCAACAGCCAACATAGGAACTACTGCTCGAGCAACAGTTTGGAACGGAAATATACAAAGTACTGCAACTATAGATTTTGGAAGCCCGTCCGGCGCTCGCGCATTTTTTAATGCTGGTGGATATCTTACAGTTGCTTGTACATTAACAGGATCGTTTGGTTCAAAAAGTTCTACAAAAGATAATACATGGAGTGGAATGTTTGGGGCAATGGGAACTATTATTATCGGTTCCAATACAACTACCACTAGCGGTGGTTTAGTTTCTTCAGGATATACCAGTACTCCTACTAATATAGGATTTTTCCAACTTACAACTAGTGCTCAGACACTTTTTACAGAAACACCCCCAAGCGGTGCGTATGCATCAAACAGTTTTAAAGTTCGTGCATATTTAGATGGCTCTGGCCGTTATATGTACTTACAATGTCAATACAACGACGATGCAGGAGTTAGTAGCGGAACACCTGTTTTTTATGCAGGTGATGAATATATTGATGGAATTTTAACACAATATATTGGCATGCGCCGTGCGAGTGGTAGTTATGTCAGCCTTAATCCTCCGGGTATTACCTTTGCAGGAGATTTACAAACTATGTCGGGCGCACCTGCACTATACGGATTAAGTTCTAGTTCGTATTATGTAAGTGAGGGCGATACGTTTACAGTTCTATTACAAACACAGAATGTCAACGAAGGAGCAGTTTTATATTATACAGTTTCTGGTTTTGGAGCTACCCCAGACGGCGTAACCAGATATACTTCTACTGCTAGTTATTTTACAGTTTCAGGCGGCGCTGCCTCTTTAAGTTTTACCATAATTAACGATTTATATACTGACGGCCAAACAACTATGACCATCACATTAAATAATGGTTTAGCCGCGGTTAGTATTAATGTTAACGACACATCTATTACTCCAGCAGGAGAAGTATTAATTACTGGACAAAATAGTAGCTATGGTTCCGGTACAGCTCAATACAGTAATGGAATTTTTACTGTTCCTACAGGTATATATACATTAGGTATCTATATGGTTGGTGGCGGCGGTGGTGGCGGCAACCGTGCTGGTGGCGGCGGCGGCGGCGCCCAAGTTCGAAGTTCACTGATACAATCAGTCAGCCCGGGTCAACGTATCAGTGTTGCTCTAGGCAATGGCGGCGCACAAGGTGCTACCGGCGGAACAACACAATTTGGTAGTTTCCAAGCAGTTGGCGGTAATCCTGGCACTAATGGTAGCGGTTTGTCGGGTGGTACTGGAGGTGGTTCAGGATCTGGTAATCCTGGCAGCGCCGGAACTACTAGTACAGCAGGCACAATATGGGGGTTTTATGGTGGTGGCGGCGGAGGTGCAGGCGGAGCTGTTTCAACTAGTGAATCGGGCGGTTTATCTAGTAATCTTTCTTTATCTGGAAGATATGATAATTGGAATGTACAATGGGGCGGCGGCGGCTATGGCGGCACAACAACAGGCGGTGCCGCTGGCTATGGCCGCGGCGCCGGTACAGCAAATCCTTGGCCAGGAAATGGGTTAAATGGCTCTCCAAATACAGGTTCTGGTGGAGCCGGTGGCGATGCTAGTCCAGCCACTCCTCACGGAAATACTAGTGCAGATGTGGCCATAACTGGTTATACAGGCGGCAGCGGTGGATCTGGTATGGTTATTGTTGCCTGGGGGCCATAAATAATTTTTCTAATCGATTGACTTGATAACTATAAGAGTATATTATAAGCATTCAGCTGAGGTTATTATGGACGAGAAAATTGAAAAAGCATTTGCAGTAGCCAATTACATGGCTACCTTATCAAATCAACGTAGAATCATTTTAGAAGAGTATACTCAAAAATTAGTATACTATATCAACGGTGCAACATTTAATGTTGATTACAACCTAATCAATTTTGCTAAAAATTTAACAGATTTAGGACATACAGAAGACATTGTATTTGTTGATTCAAACAATCAACCTGTAATTATTAAAGATGTTCAGGATTTTTTAGATAATATTGTCAGCGTATATTTTGAAGCAGTAAACGAATATCATACTAAATTTGCAGAAATAAAACGTAAACGTAATGTAAAAGACCTAGTGGATCTATGACAATAGGTTGCATAATATTTGCTCAAAATACTATTGGTGTAGACTATGTAAAATTAGCATTGTTTGCCGCCAAACGTGTTAAACAATTTTTAAATATTCCAGTTAGTCTTGCTACCGATAGTATAGATTATCTAAGTTTTTATCCCGAGCATAATGAAGTTTTTGACCAAATAATTCCTATATCTGGTAATAATAATCAACAGAAAAAATTCTACGACGGTACACTGGCATTCAGTACGGCCGAGTGGAAAAACTTAACTAGGAATCACGTGTATGCAATTACTCCATACGATCGTACATTAGTTATTGACAGTGATTTTATTATCAACTCCAATACACTGGCCAAAGCTCTTAAAAACGATTATGAATTTCAAATATACCGTAAAAACTTTGATTTATCAGGATGGCGCTCAAATGCCTATGATCGTATAAATCAGCACAGTATTCCTTTTTATTGGGGTACTGTTTTTATTTTTGAAAAGACGGCAAGTACCGAATCGTTTTTTAATTTGATAGAATATATTAAAACAAATTGGGAATATTTTAGGGTTGTTTATAAAATAGATAGCCCGTTATTTAGAAACGATTTTGCATTTAGTATTGCTATACACGTCATGAATGGTTTAACTGAAGGAGATTTTGGGTGGGAGCTTCCTGGTAAAATGAACTTCGTGTTAGACAGAGACATATTTGTTAGTATGAAGGATAGCGTTATGAAATTCTTAGTAGAAAAACAATATTATCCAGGCGAATACACACTAGTATCTACAAACAATTTAGACGTACATGTTATGAACAAGCAAAGCCTTACACGATTTATCGATGGGGGTTATGGTGTCTAAAGGATTTTTATTATTTGCAGAAAATAAAAACAATATCGATTATGTAAAACAAGCATACGCTCTTGCTCTGAGTATTAAGGCTACACAGTCAGAAGTTACTGATATCTCTATAGTTACTAATGATCTATTAAATGATGAATATAAACAAGTATTTGATCAAATTATTCCAATCCCGTGGTATAAAGTTGCGGGGGGAGACTTGTCAGCCGAGCACCGTTGGAAACTTTATCACGTTACTCCGTACGATGAAACAATAGTGCTAGATGCAGATATGCTAATGTTAAAAGACATCGGAGACTGGTGGTGGTATGCACAAGATCATGATTTATTATTTTGTTCAAAAACACTAAATTATAAAGGTGATATTATTAATGATAGTGTGTATAGAAAAACCTTTACAGTTAATCAATTGCCTAACACACATCATGCTTTACACTATTTTAGAAAAAGTGAAACAGCAGAATATTTTTATAAAACATTAGAATTTGTAGTTAATAACTGGGCATGGTGTTATGGAAAATTTGCACCAGAACATTATCAAGATTGGCTCAGTATGGATTTAGCCAGTGCTATTGCATTGGAAATGACTGGATATAATTCGTCAGCTGATAATTGTAGCCCGTTAAGGTTTGTACATATGAAACCAGGAGTACAAGATTGGAATCCAATACCAATCAAATGGACAGAAACCATTCCTCATATCTATACAAAGCACGGTGAACTAATGGTTGGTAATATTAAACAATATCACCTGTTTCATTATGTAGAAAAAGATTTTGTTTCCGATAATCATATCATATCTAAATTAAAGGCAATTATCAATGAAAGATGAATACATGCCAAATGATGAATATGCTAAATTCTATAATCGTAGTTTTATTGATCAATATAGAATTTATTACGATAAGGATACCGGTGATATTGTTTCAATAACCAATGAACTGTCAAGCCTGCCATACGAAACAGTTGAAGTTGACTTTAGCACAGTTGAAAGGTTTTTAATAGGTAAAGATAATTTTATATTTTTTAGATTAGAATTTGATGAAGAAGATGCTATAAAATTCGTAAACAAAAAAGAAAGTCCTGTGGTGTTTAAAAGCAACATCGTAGAGTATATAAGGGTAGTTGAAGATAATACTGCAATACTACAAGTTACTTGGCATACTAACAAATGGGTGTTTACAATTAATAAAGATTTTTTAAATAATCCTCGTAGTAAAAGCCTAAATAGTAAAATAAACTTTTTTGTAATTAAAGAAAATAATATTAATTTTTTAATTCGTAGTATTGAAATAAAAATTAAAGATTTAGTAACTACTGAATCAGTTGTTGTAGAATTTACTACACTTGAGGAAAGCAACATAACTGAAATTGCAATGTTTACATTGCCGTTTTTCGAATCGTACGGAATGACAATCAATTATGGAAAAAATTAAAATTATAGAACAGGACATTATTTTTCTCAGCTATGATGAACCAAATGCTGAAAAGAATTATGCCGATTTATTAAGCAAAGCCCCGTGGGCCAAACGTGTGCATGGAGTTAAAGGCAGCGACGCCGCGCATAAAGCCTGTGCCGCATTAAGTGAAACGGAATACTTTGTTACTGTGGATGCAGACAATATTATTGATCCAAAATTCCTCGAAGTTGATGTGGATATAGATGCATTGGGTCTAACATCCGAGCATGTATTTTCCTGGTGCGGAAAAGTTCATGTAAACAACTTAGAGTATGGTAATGGCGGTTTAAAAATGTGGACACGGAAATTTGTTAATGAAATGCGCACACATGAAAATAGTGATCCGGAAGATAAAAAAGGTCTAGTTGAGTTTTGTTTTGATAATAAGTATTATCAATTTAATGAAAACTACAGTGAAAGCTTCACTAACGAAACTCCTTTCCAAGCATGGAGAGCGGGTTTTCGCGAAGGCGTAAAAATGTCACTGGATCAAGGCACCAAAGTTGAAAGCCTACGCACTATATGGTGGCAAAATTATCATAGATTATTGATATGGTCTAGTGTAGGGGCCGATGTTAAAAATGGTATATGGAGTATATTAGGCGCAAGAGAAGGTTGCTGGAAAACTAATTGTACAGACTGGGACTATGCAAATGTACGTGATTTTGATTATCTTACTACTATGTGGGAAACTACCCATGCATTGGCAGAACCTGATGAAGTAACAAAATACATAAATTTCTTAGGACAAGAGCTTAAAGAAAAATGTAAATTGGAAATAGCCAATTTAGATCAAGCAGGTAGTCAATTTTTTAAAACTGTATACGCAAATACTCCCCGGATTATTAGGAAACGATAATGTACGATATAATTTTTATTAGCTATAATGAACCAAATGCAGATGCAAATTTTGCTAGATTACAAGCTAGATTTAGCAATCCTACATTAAAACGTGTACATGGTATAGATGGTATACATAATGCACATATAGCGGCCGCTAAAAAAGCAATGACTAAAATGTTTTGGGTAGTAGACGGGGATGCCGAAGTATTAGATTCGTTTGATTTTAGTTATCAAGTTCCTAATAATGAAGTAGATCATGTCCATGTTTGGCGTAGTATTAATCCTATAAACGATTTAGAATATGGCTACGGCGGAGTTAAACTATTACCAAAAAAATTAACAATGAACATGATGACTGCAAACGTTGATATGACAACCAGCATCAGTAATTTGTTTAAAGCTATGCCAGAGGTAAGTAATATTACACGGTTTAATACCGATCCATTTACTACTTGGCGTAGTGCTTTTAGAGAGTGTGTTAAACTATCTAGTAACGCTATTGATCGTCAGGACGATGTAGAAACTTTACAAAGATTAATTACATGGTGTAGTTCGGGTGACGATAGAGAATACGGTATTTTTGCCATTGCCGGCGCACTTGCTGGTAAAAGTTACGGGGAAAAAAATGCCTCTAACTTAGAGGCACTTGAGAAAATCAATGATTTTGATTGGTTGTTAAAACAATTTACCCTGCAACAAGTTGATCGGCAAGCGGAAAGATCTTAGCAATAACTTTTGCACATTCAATAGCAACTAATTGGTGTTCTTTCTGAGTACCATTAGCACTACGCAATTCGATAAAATGAATCCAGCTACGTAGTGTACCATTCATATATAAACGACTTTCGATAAGCCCTTCCGGTAATACAGCACGAGCTTGCTCTTTAGCTATACCATTAGCGATAGCCCACTCGTATTCTCTTTGTGCGGCGTATATAACTCTTTTCTGAGCACGTTCCCATTCGATTGATAGCATTTTATCATCTGTTGTGATACTGTTTTGTCTGTTAGTTGTATCTTGGAGTCGTGCTTCTCGCAGTACAAACGACAGGTCTTTAGTAGGGTCAGCATATCGCTGACTGAATTCTTGAAAGCTGAAGCTACGATGTCTAAGGATCTGTCGTGCAATATCTCTTGTT